GATTATAACTTTGAGGGGGCTGCTCTTTCTAATATTCTTGATGTGTTAGCATACAACACTCACATAAATGGTCTTATTGCTAATTTTGCTTTAAATGAATCTTATCTTAGTACTGCTCAGTTAAGAAGCTCTGCCGTATCTTTATCAGAAGGCTTGGGTTACGTTCCAGACACTAAAACATCTTCTCAGGCAAAGATTAGAATATATTTTACTAACACAGAGACATCAAGAACTAAAAAGGTTACTCTTCCTGCTTATACTAAATTCACAAGTGAAGTAGATGATGTGACATACACATTCTCTACTATTGAATCAATAGAGGCAGAAGATGATGGAACTGGGTTTTATGAATTTAAAACAGCTTCTGGCTTAAATCAAATTACAGTGTATGAAGGGGACGTAAAAACTAAGACTTTCCTTGTAGGAGAAGTTATTGATAACCCTGTTTATATTATTCCTGATTCTAATCTAGATGCTGATACAGCCTTAGTGAAAGTATATACAGATACTACAGGTAATGATTTTGCCACATATTCTAATATAGTAAATGCAAGAAGTATTAGTTCAAGAACTACAATTTACATTTTAAGAGAATCACCTAACGGTAACTTTGAATTATCATTTGGTGATGGAGAAACATTTGGCATTGCACCTTCCGCTGGAAATAGGATTGAGATTCAATATATCTCTACTAATGGTGAAGTGGCTAATGGAGCTACATCATTTGCTCCGGTATCTCAACTTACAGCAGGTAATATTACAGTATCATTAAACACTACTACATTTAATAATTCTACCGGCGGAGACGATAAGGAGAGCATTGCTTCGATTAAAAAGAATGCACCTTTTCAGTACGCTGCGCAAAACAGGATGGTTACATCTGCAGATTACACCGCTTTAATTTTAAAGCAGTATTCTACTCTGATTAAAGATATCACTACCTTTGGAGGTCAAGATGCTCTAGAGCCTGAGTTTGGAGCAGTATTTACTTCTATATTGTTTGAAGATGATGTAGATGAAGCAACTAAAGCTTCCACTAAGATTGATATTGAAAGTTTAGCTGAGCAGGTAGCTATATCAGGATTTAATATTAGATTTGCAGATCCAGTTACAACATTTGTAGAGCTAGATACATTCTTTCAATTTAATTCCACTCTTACAGATCAAACATTAAATGCTATTACATCTAACGTTACTAATACAGTTAGTACATATTTTGCAAAAACTGTAGGAGGTTTTGGTCAATCATTTAGAAGATCCAACCTTCTAACCCTGGTTGATGATGTCAGCTCTGCTGTTCTTTCTAGTAGAGCAAATATAAGAATGCAACAGCGTTTTGTTCCTTCATCTCCCAATCTTATAGTTGTTATAAACAGTTTAACTAGCAATAGGATTGCTAATGATTCAGTAACACTTAATTATGTAGTTAAACTTGTAACGTCTAATCAGCATGATAAAGCAGCTACATTTTTAATTAACAACAAATATGCTACCTCTTCTAACTTTAATACAGTAAGAACAGAACTACTTGGTGCTTCTATTTCTACTTCTCAAACTATGAAGTTTCCTGTATCAATAGCTACTACAGATGATGATGAATATATAATAACAAGTAGTAGTTTTGTGTTTAATAATAAAACCTGTAAGATTCAAAACAAGCTTTCTAGTAATGACTTACAAATAGTGTTAGTATCTGGAGCAGAAGTGATTGTAGATAATATTGGTTCCTTTAACTCTGTGCTTGGTACGGTATCTGTTAATTATTTTAACCCTCAATCCATTATTGGTGGGTTTACATATGTTAAACTTGCTGCAGTGCCTGCTAATCAAAGCGCTATTACACCTACAAGAAACGACCTTTTAGTTTATGATGCTGATGCGTCTACGACTAAGGCAGTATCAACGAATGCTCTTAACTAATGACACATAAAAGAGACTTAACCTTATTAGATAATAACCGTAAAGTATTACCTTTCCATAGAGCGGAAATCGAAAAGGTATTACCTGATCATATAGTTCAAGCTAATCCTAATCTTATAGAGTTATTTGAATCATATTATGAGTGGATGGAGAAAGATTCTAATCCTAACGGCATATTAAATAGAATATATTCTACAAGAGATGCTACTTCAATACCTAAAGCTCAACTACCTTTCTTAGAAGACGAATTGTTATTAGGTGAAGCGTATTTCGGAGGATTTATTAATAAGAGAGAAGCAGTTAAGTTTTCTAACTTTCTTTATAGATCTAAAGGTACTAAGTATAGTATTGAACAATTCTTTAGAGGTTTTTTCGGAGTAGACCCAGCAGTAATTTACCCTAAAAATAATGTGTTTAGAGTTGGACCAGCTATTGATTTTGAAAAAGACAGTATTAACACTAAGGGTCAACAAATAAAAGATCCTGCTTCTCAGCTTGGTCCAGAATCGCTAAAATATATTACTAATGATAAGTTATATCAAACTCTTTCTATATTGATTAGAAGTACAGTACCAGTTGGTAAATGGCTAGATACATATAAGCTATTTGTACACCCTGCTGGATTTTTTATAGGTTCAGAACTTGTAATAGAAGCTTTTAATGTTAATCCAATACCTGTTTTACAAGATGATGTAGGAGAGAAACCAGAAGAGTTTATCTCTATTCAAGTTGTTGCTGCATTTGATATTAGAGCAGATAAAGATATTACCTTGCTTAATCCAGGTGACGCAGTGTTTACAGTTCAGCGTCAAGATGTGGATACATTTATGCGTATTGCATCTGATGTACCAATTGGTAGTATAGATAATTATACTATGGCAGAGTTGCTATCACCTAACTCCCTTACTATGGATGACTCAGATGTTATTCAAGTGGTTACGTTTGATGAAGATTCAAGTTCAGCACTACCTAAAACATATACCTCTACATTTGATAAAGGTATATACGATACTCAATATGATTCAGCTAATTAGGTTAATAACCTATATAAATAATGTTAATCAATTAAGGCACAGATATGGTTCAAGAAGCAATTAATGTTGGCTCGGCAGCTAATGATGGGACAGGAGATACCCTGCGTGGAGCTGGCAATAAAATAAACAATAACTTTACCGAGTTGTATAACCAGTTCGGAGGTGCAACTTTAGGTAATGTCACTAGACTTACTGATAGTGGAATTTCTATCGTTGGTAGTAGTTTTCTTACTCAGGTAGGAGCAGCTAACCCTGCAGCTACAATTAATATAGATTTTCCGGATTCAGCTGGTAATATAGTAGTTGATACTGCTACACAAACATTAACTAATAAAACATTAAGTGCAGATGATAATACTATCTCGGGCATTGCTACATCTAGCTTTGTTCTTTCTAATGCTTCTGGTGTTATTGACGGCTCTGCAAGTCGTAAAACTATTCCTGCCGGAGTGGTTGTAGGTACAACAGATACTCAGAATCTTAGTAATAAAACTTTAAATCTTCCTACTCTTAAAAGACCTAATATACAAGAATGGTTAGCTGATTCTAACGGGCATCCAGTATTATCATTTACTAATACAGCAAATATTAGAAATAGAATAAGAGTAGAAAGTAAAGCTTCTCCTAGCTCTCCAACTATTTCTACAGTTGGTTCCTCTGACACGAACATTAATCTCGATATAAACCCTAAAGGTTCTGGATCTGTAAGAGTTAGTAAGCTTGCATATGTAAGCGGCACTATTGGTTCTACAAGCACTGTATCAGAAAATGTAAGCTATATTCAAAGTACCGCAACAGCTAATATTGTTGCTACTGTAGACAATGGAACTACGACAGGTGAAGTAAAAGTGTTTACTCATGATGGAGCTAATACTACAACTGTTACTCCAACTAATTTTTCTCAAGGAACTAGTATTGCACTATCACCAAATGATACAGTTATGATTATTTGGAACGGCTCTCAGTGGAGCGTTATTGGTGGTGAAGGCTATACAATTTCTTAATAGGACATAACAATGGCAGCGATAATTACAGATAAAATTAAACTACAATTAGCTCAGACTATCTTTGATGAGTTTAATACAGCTAATCTTGGCGATTCTAATAACTACTATTATATTGGAGTGGGCAGATCGCAACAATGGCAAGCAGAGGCTGAAACTGATGTAGTACCTAATACTACAGCTGCTGATAATCATGAAAGAGAAGAAAGACTTTTTAGATACAATCTTCAGTCAGTAAAAGCAGCAGAGAATCTTTCGTTTGTTATTCCAGGGGGACCTGACTATGATTGGTCTGCTAATAAAGAATATTATGAGTATAGCGATGCCATCGCTGGTCAACCACAAGCAACTTTTTATGTAAGAACGGATGAAAATAAAGTTTATATTTGTATTCGTAAGGGTAAAAACGGTGATGGGACAGCTAAGACATCCACAGTAAAACCAGATCATACTAATACAGCTCTTGTTCCGGAAACAGATGGGTATGTATGGAAGTACTTGTATACGATTACTACCACTGCTGCTAATAACTTTTTAACAACTAACTTTATGCCAGTTGAGTTTGTTGATTCAGCTGCGCCAACTGATCCTAGATTTTCTCAGCTTTCTGTGCAAAACGCTGCAGTTCCAGGTCAAATTATTGGATATAGAGTAATTAATCCTGGAGGTCCTTATTCTGGAACAGTCCATAGCTCAGGTATTAAAGTAGGTCCAGCACTCACAATTATCGGAGATGGGACGAATGCTAAAGCATACCCAATTCTTAATCCTATTAATAATTCTATTGCAGCAGTTGAAGTAGGGGATAGTCCAGATGCTGCTGCTATTTCCTTTGTATCAGATCAAGGCGCTAATTATAAGTATGCGAATGTAAGTGTAAGCTCTGCTACTTTGCAAGCAGGGGGAAGCAATGCTGTTATCGCTCCTGTTTTTGGTCCTAGAAATGGAATAGGGGCAGATGCTCGTAGAGATTTGAGATCAACATCATTGATGTTTAATATTAAACCTGTAGGAGGAGTAGATGTAAATAACGAACCTACATGGCCAGTCGATCAAGATTATAGACAAATAGGACTAATTAAAAATATTAGAACGGATAGCGCTAATGGTGAGTTTTTTACAGCAGAAGCAGGTACAGCTCTTAGTAGAATGAAAGCTAACCTTACCTTCGGTGACGGTGATTACCTACAAGCATCTGGTGAATATCAATTAGAGTTTGATGATGATCCTATCATTTATGGCACAGATAGTAATGCTGCTGGCTATATGGTATGGAATGATGATAGTGCTACTATTTGGTACCATCAAACAGAAGAGACTGGATTTACTCAGTTTGTAGATGGAGAAGCAATCACTGTCCCAGGTAAATTTGCTGGTAGTATGACTATTGATTCAGCTAACATTGCTCCAGATGTAGATAGATATTCCGGAGAGCTTCTATTTGTAAGTAATCAATCAGCTACTGCTCGTGACCCACAGCAGACAGAAGATATTAAAGTTGTAGTAAGACTATAAGGATAAATCATGGCATCTACAGTAAACGAAAATACATTTCTTAGTGTCTACAACGATGATTACAGAGATAGTGATCACTACCATAGAGTTCTTTTTAACAATGGTAGAGCGTTACAAGCTAGAGAACTAACTCAATCACAAACTATTATTCAAAAAGAAATTGAACGTATCGCAAAATTTATGTTTAAACCAGGCGGACTGTTTAATACGTCCTACGGTACATCAAATAGCGCAAACGACCCTATTAGTTTTGTAAGAGTAGAAACTCTACCTGTAGGGTATGACGTTTTTGTAGGTCAGACATTTGCTAACCAGCTTGGAGTTAAAGCTGTAGTAAAAGCCGTTATTCCTTCTACCTCAGTAAATAACTCTGTAGGTACAGATGCTTATAACACTTTACTAGTAAAATATATTGATGCTAACTCTACTAGCTCTGCAGATACTACAGTCTCTGTTAAATTTAATCCAGCTGATACTCTAACAGCTACTATTAGCTCTTCTTCCTATGAGTTGAATGTATCAACAGATGAGCAAGTGCAAGACGCGACTGGTAACGCTTCGTTCTTAGAAGTGCCAGAGTTTAATACCTTTGCTGCTGGGCATTTACTGTTTGTAGAGAAGCAGTCTTTAGTATTAGATAAGTTTAATTCTAACTTTAATGGTACAGTTGGATTTGAAGTAACGCAAGAGATCTTTAACACTTCTGACAATGTTGCTTTATATGACAATTCAGGTGCTACTCCCAATCTTACTTCTCCAGGTGCTGATAGATTAAGAATTACTCTTACTTTAAAGAAAGAAGCAGATAAAACTGCAGGTAAAACATTCTACCCTTTAATGAAATTAAATCAAGGGTATGTTGTAAATGTTAATACTCCTGATAATGTACTTGCAACTATTGGAGGTATAATTTATAATAGAGCTTATGATACTACAGGTAACTTTGTTGTTGATGAGAGATTAGGAAAGCTAGACCTTACAGTTTCTACAGACCCAGATAGCTCTGATTATTTACTATATCAAGTCTCTGATGGTACAGCATTTGTAAACGGTAAGCGTTATCAAAAGCAAAATATAGCTCCAATTAAAGTGGCAAAACCAAGAGATCTGGTAAATGATATTACAACTAAAAGTAATGAATTTATTTCAGCAAGATATGGTAACTACTTCTTAACTGATGGTTCTAATACAAAAGGCTTACTTAACTCTATTAACAGCTTTGATTCTGTAGGTATCTATAGCGGCACAGCTACTTCTGGAAATGCCATTGGTAGAGCAAGAATTAGAAACATTGACGAGTTTGACAACGACTTTAGATTACATGTATTTGATGTTGAGATGTATGGCAATAACTCAATAAATAACGCTCGAAGTGTAGGAACAAGTTCTTCTAGCTATGGTGATCTAGTACCAATTAATTCTAATTATAACTTAATTGATAAGCTTGAAAATAATCTTCTATTCCCTATGCCTGGGAGAGTTAACACAGTAACAGATGGTACAGTTACCTTTAATGTTGGTAAGGTCTACACAGCAACTGCATCTAGTAGCTCGGCTACTTTTTCTACTGGTGGTAATACTTTCGCAGATCAAGAGCAATGGATTGTAGAAGAGGTTGCTAACAGCAATAATCTTATCTCACCTCCAACAGTGTCAGGTACCCCAACCAGCTCTGCTACTATTACAGGGTTAACAGACGGGACAGTAAGATTATTCGGCTATGAAAGAAAAACTGGAGTAAGAAAAACTAAGACATTAGTTACAGGTCGCACTCAAACTCGTACCTTATCTAGCAGAGAGTTTAAGCTATCTCATCATGACATTTATAAATTTACAAGTGTTGTAGATAGTACCACTGGAGAAGATATTACTCATAGGTTTATTTTTGATAATGGTCAAAGAGATAATTTCTACGATGTAGGTTCTGGTAAATTACGAGGAGGAGCAGCTG